AAATCAACATTTATGATTTAAAGTTTTATAGAAATGTCTACATTTATAGACAGTGCTTTCATACAAATAATTCATGCCCACCAAGAAACCATCCCCAGATAAAGTAACACAAGACCCCCTATTCCAGGACTTTATTTTAACAAGAAACATAAAACTGGGAACGATCAGATCATATATCGCGGCTTTACAATACTATCTCCCAATAACAGGTAAAAAGAGCCTCACAGAACTCATTGAGGAAGCTGAGAATGAACAGGACCATGGTGTTAGAAGAAGAAAAAGGCGCATCAGAACATATTTCATCAAATACATCAAGGCACTCGAAGAAAATGGAATCAGAGAATCAACCATCAACCTCTACCTTTCACGTCTGAAAACTATCTACAATGAATATGAGATAGACACACCACGTATCACCTACAAGACCAACACTAATAACAATGCATCACTTGAAGAGCTTCTTAGTATTGAAGAGGTGAAGCATGTTGTTGATAATGTTAAAATCAGAGAAAAGGCCATAATCCTACTGCACCTCACGAGTGGAATGGGCGCTGCAGAAGTGCAAAGCCTCACACTTCATGATTATAATAGTGCGATCGGCTTTAATGTCCTGGGCGGAGATTATAATGAGTTGAAAAAAAGAATTATGGATGAGGAGATCATTGGTGTGTGGAAGATCAGACGTGTGAAGACAGGGATGCCCTATGTGACATTCAGCACGCCTGAGGCTAACCTTAAGATCCTGGAATATTTGAAACACCGGAAACTTAAGGGTGTGCCCGCCACAAGTTCAGAGGATCCTTTATTCGTAACTCGTTCTAATAAGCCCATAATGCGCTCCAATTATATGGCAATTTTTGAGAGGATAAATGATTCTTTAGGTATGGGTTTCTGTGAGAATGGATCGCGCAGGTTTACATCACATAAACTTAGAAAGTTATTCACGAGCATCCTTTATAAGGAGGGAATGGATAAGCTCATGATCGATTGGTGTTTGGGCCATAAGGTTAATCCCGTCACGGAGGCTTATTTTAAGGCTAATATTGAGCACCTGAAGCGAGAGTATAGGAAGAGGATGCATGCATTAACCCTGGAGAAGTCACGTGTTAGGAGGGTTATGTCTGATGAGGTCAGGGAGATTGTCCGTGAGTTGGAGGCTAAGGAGAGGGAGATTAAGGAGTTGCGTGAGTCTCAGGAGAAGTTGAGGGAGTGGGTGAAGAAAACGGAGAAAATCTATAATATTATTGTTTCAGATCCTGAGTTTTTGAAGAGAATGAGATAATGATTGTGATTAGTTTTCAGGGGCTCTCTAAGGTTAAAGGTATTATTTATTCTTTTCTTATTAACCTTTCATAGGGTGGGGTCCCCAGGGGGTTTTAGAAGGAAGTTCTTTTGGCGCCCACCAAGTGACATCCCCTAATGGCCCCCTGGGGGTGCGCATCCCTTGGGGGGATGCTATGTGATAGGTATTAATGGTAGTGTTATATATAGGTGCCCCCCTTTAGTGTGTGGTGGTAAGATGAAAACACCGAGGGGGGCAGAAGAAAGAGTTTCACTGCTCTATTCTTTAATTTCGTCAAGATATTCTTTATTTTTTTCGATAAACAAATCAATAGCTTCTTCCCATGCGGAGGTAATTGGCGTTTTCTCGAATTTTAGCATTGCGATGACTTTGAAGAGTTTGAACTTTTTTGCATCGATATTGACACTTGTGTTGACCTTTTCACTTTTCATGGTTTCTATTTTTTCGGAGCATAGCTTAAAAATATTTATAATATTTAACCACTACACCAATATACCAAAAAATATATATACTATATTATCTATAAAATTATGTGTGGTGGTAAGATGAAAACACGAGATATTGTTCTTGGTAGTAGGCTTGAAGCCTGGAGAAAGTACAAGGAAGCCCTTGAAAAGGGCTACCCCGAAGAAATAGAAGAAACATACCAGGACTACCTGGACCATGACGGCATCCGGGTGAAAATACTAACACCCGTAGAAGCCCTTGAAGACCAAGTACACGACACATGGATGGGCATCAGAAACCCTAACAAGGCCCATTTAACCAGCGAAGCAATCCGTGAATTCAGAAAAATACTTGAACATCTCGCAGCTGATCTTCTACACTCAGCAGGCAGCCTCGCATGGATCAGAGCACTCAGGGAACACCAGGGAGAGGGGGACGTAATCATCGATGAAGACATTGTTTACCTCGCCTACCTTGACATAATCACCTCAGAGGATGATGAGACAATCAAGGACTACAATGCACTCTACAGGTCAATAATTTACGGAGAAATGGAGGTGGAATAAATGATGCCATTAACCAAAAAGGAACTTTACAACCGCCTCCTAATAACAAGGGACATCGACGACATTAACCGCTACAGGAAAACCGTCGAAGATTTAATCAGATGGATCCAGATTGACCTGCAGGATGGGGATGAATGGTGATGTCCGATCTGAATATAAGGGCTGTGATCCTCATCCTCCTAATCCTCCTCTTTTTTATTTTCATGGGATTTATGAAGACACTCGAAGTTGCACCATACCACACATTTGGATTGTAGGTGGTTGATGTTATGGGATTAGTGGATGAATACCATGACCTTGAGATGTTCTCCAGGACACCCCGAGACCATCTATCACTCGCCAGGTTAGCTGCGAGGATAGCTGAGAGGAAAACTTCACGTATAAGGATGGATGCATGGGCCGAAGCTGGCCTGGAGCATCTAAGAGAGGCGGGTGTGAATGTCCCCACTGAATACTTCAGACTCAGTCCTTATGGGAAGCTGGAAATGCTTAAAAAACTCTTAAAGGGGGTGTGAATATTGAATGACCTGCTACTGGAATTAGAGAATGATAAAGGATGGGAAGACCTGAACGAATCAGCAATGTTCTGGAACCCCGTGGAGGGAGAAAGTATACGTGGCATCTGCAAAGGCATCAAGGAGATACACACAAAACTCGGCAGCCTAAAAGTCATGACCCTCCAAACAGCAGACGGGGAATACTACGTGAAAGGCCACAAGGCCCTGGAGAAATACTTTGACAGGATACAGGAAGGATGGGGTGTCTGGATCACATACAATGGAAAGGCAAAGTCACAGAAGGGTGCGGAATACCACAGTTACACAGTGAAGGTGAAAAGGCTCAATCAACCCACACAGTTAGGGGTTCTCCATGAGAATGACTTCCAGGACAAAAGCATCCAGGCACTTATCATGTTAACCCGCGCCGACAAAGGGACGACAACATTAAAGAATGTGCTGGAAAAGCTTGATGAAGTCTATGGTGAGGGTGGTGTCACAGAATCAGAGTACCTCAAAATCAAGGAGGAACTGGGGGTGAACTAACATGGATAGAGTCAGGACCAGCATAATGCTCCCTGAAGGTGTGTACAGTTACCTGAAAGATATTGTGATAACAGCGCAGGACGAAGGAGTGAAACTATCCCTGAATGAGATCATCAATGACGCCATCCTCTATTACCTGGACTATGTGAACATCGAGAGAGAATACCTTGAGAGGAGGATGCGCTGATGGTAGGTGAACACCTACGGAGGCTGCGAAAAGCGCAGAACATCCAAGTCGAACCTCTACCTGGGGATGATGCATTACTACCATTCATCACCCGGTCAGAGAATGGGGAATACCTTGTCACAGTACTGGATAACATGATACGATGCGAATGCCCTGATTACCAGTACCGTCATGGCGATGAGGGTTCATACATCTGCAAACATTGCTGGGCAGTCCTGCAGCACATACTCAACGAATCATATGAAGAATACGGTGACCATGAATGCATGCGCACATTCAAAGTGCCTGCTTGGCTTGCTGAGGAAAAAGGACTCACCAGGGAAAGAGTGACAGGGACAATAGAACATGAAACACCCAAGGCCATACTGCTGAGAACACCTAAAGGGGAGTCTTACTGGCTCCCCAAAAGCCAGATCCGTGAAGAAAAGATCCCCGCTGATCAAACCACCCTGGGGGTGAAAGGATGAGAGGAAACGTTGATGAGGAAGAACTCCAGAGTGCAATGGAAGCATGGAGTAAACTCATCAGATGGGCCCACAGATGGGGGGAAGAAGGATGCAGAGGAGGATCTGCGGAAGGCGAGACCTCCAGAAGGCCATAAAGGAATTGCTCATGGAATATGGGGAGTTGAGTGTGGAGGAGTTGCACAGGCTACTCCTTCACAACTATGAATTCGGAAGGAATTATGATGTAACCCGGCAGGCTGTCACAATCTACACGCGTAGGGTGGCGGTGACCACGGGGATAACGATGAATAAGTATGGGAAACCAGTCAGGGTGTACACATTGGAGGCGTAGTAATGGATGACAAGTTTATATTGACCGAGGAAGCCTTTGAGGAAAGTAAAGAATTAGCTCTTAAGACTGTGAGGTTATTCCGTGATGAGGGGGCGCATCCATTAATTGGGTTGGAAGCGCTTCTAATCGCCTTAGAGGCCACAATTAAAGGTACAAGTATAAGGGAATCAGAGACATTGGTGGCTGTTACAATAATGTCACTAAAGAAATTATTAGATGACGAGGGGGGCCAATAGTCTTGGAGGTTAAAGTGACTTTAAGAGTAGACGATGAACTATACAAGTTCTTCATGGAGAATGATGTTGACTTGGATAGGGTCATGCAGTTATTCATGAACCAGATGAACTACTACTTCAGGGAGACAATGAGCATCTATTCACTGATGCGACAGATTCCTGTGGGAGAAGTCCTCAGAAGGATGGCGTCAGAGTACGATGAGGATGAAAGGAAGAGTAAGGAGAAATTAAGGGAATATCATGAGAAAAATAGGCTAAAAGGGGTCTTAAACAGTGAAGCACCATGAAAGAAGACCAGATAAGTGTCAGGGTTTCAAGGGTTGATAAGGAGACTATTAAGAAAAGTAAGTACAGTTATGCTGATGCCATAGAATATTTCGCGAGGTTACTCAGGAAAAATAAGGGTATAATCCCAGAGTTATATCTGAAAGCACTCAGGGAAGAGTTAGATGAAATATCTGAGAGGAAGATTGAATTGGAAAAGGAATTGGAAAGATTGAACATAGAGGAGGATCGATTGAAAAGAGAGTTAGAGAGGTTTTCTGAGCCTGTTGATGAACCCATGAGGGAGGTGAGGGAAGCTGCAAGGTTTGTTATGGAGAGACTTGAGGAGAGAGAGGGTATGGTTTCCCCCAGTGAGGTTGTTAATGATCGTGGTGAGAATCTGATAGAGATTGCTAGTAGGATGTATGGGGCCCCTGAAGAGGAGATCTTAAGGTTACTTTCAGATATGGGAGTCTCCTTATAAAATTATCTATTTGTATATACATCTTTTTTTCTTTGTATATACATTGACGAGAGTATCCCCCTCACATCATGTATATACAGATATACAAGGCATGTATATACGTATATACAAGATTCCCTAGGGATACCTTCGCAGATGTATATACATCTTTTTTTCTTTGTATATACATTGACGAGAGTACCCCCAGCACATCATGTACATACAGCTGTACAGGGCATGTACAGTCGACTGTACAAAACTCCCCAAGGATACCTTCGCAGATGTACATACATCTTTGATTCGCTAAGAAGAAAAAAATTATTTCTAAGGAAGTCAGGGAAGAATTAGATGAAATATATGATTCCTTAGAATATAAGGGGCTTCTACCTTCATTTGCCCAGATATTGGATGATCTTAAAGAAACCGTGCAAAAGTATCCAAATGCTAAATCTGTAGATGAGATAATTCAAGAAATTTCAAGATGACTGAAAAAGATCATATACTCGGATTTTTCTGTGATACTGGGTTTATCATAGGGCTTTGCATAGAGACAGATAAACATCATCAAGAGTGCGCCAAATTAACTGCTAAATATCCTATAGAAAAACATGATTATTTTACATGTTTAATTGTTTGTGATGAGGTAAATCATTGGATTCACCGCCTCACGGGAAAATTAATTGAAGAAGAAGGGGACAAAGGAACAAAAATAATAGAAAGGAAGCTTAAGAGGTATTTTAATAATTTTTTGTTAAAAATAGAAGTTTTCGATGTCGATGATGTAGAAACTGAGGCTACAGAAACTTTAAAAGAAGTATATAATCAGATCATTTTGGATTTGCAGAACTTGATAGGTTATATGACACCTAATCAAATAAATGATATTAAGATTATAGCCACCGCTTTGATATGGGGGGGCCTATACTAATTGTTATGTGCATAAATGTTTTCTAACTGTTGATAAAGGCCATATATTTGATAAAAGGGATAAAATTTACAGGATAGGCTGTAGATGCCTTAAGACAAAAAACCCTCCTCTTAGGATTAAATATGTTGGATGCTCATCAGGTGATGGTAATTTAGCGTCTTAAGTTTTATAGTCTATGCTTTTTTATTTTTGTATATGGGAGTAAGTGAATCCTTAAACCGAAGATATGATATGCATAATTCTTCTAATGGTGAATGGAGACATACTCAACACTACTTCTTCCTGGAGACAATATCTGCAGACCTCAACCTCAACAGGACTGACATACAAAGAATACTCTACATAACACGGAGGGTGGGGATCAAACAATTACATAAGCGCGCATCAATGGAACAGGTCCTATTGGCCCTTGCAGTATTCATCAAGGAGGAATCAACGGGCCATCCCCTAAGGATAGACAGGTACACTATCCTTAAGGAATACAATGTTAACTATAAATTGTACACTACTGTCCTCAGGAATCTCCTCAGATATTATCGTAGCAGATCCCCTGTTGTGAGGGGATGAATTTGCAGGATTACAGGATATTCCAGGTCAAAGTATATGATAATTATAATTTGTTTTTGAGTGAGGAGGAGAAATGCCCTGAATGTGAAGGTATCCATTTTGAGCTGGATTCTGAGTATAATATTTGCTGCAGGTCATGTGGTTTGGTCCTGTCAAGTGTTTGTTGTTATGTTGGTGGAGTGAAATTGGACTTACCCTGGGGCCTCCTACTTTAACCACCAGTTTTGCAGTATTCTCTAATAACTCTGTTGATGTTCCGACTACGTTACATACATATTATGAGGAGAGAACTGAGGTGACAAAAATTGGATCGTGAAGCACTAGGACTCACAGGCCTGATAATATTGGGGATGATATCCTTATACTTCAAACAATACGAATTAGGCTCTGCATGTATCGGGGCCATCGCAGGATACATAGCCCGCCCAGGAGAAACAACATGACAAAAGAGGGACATGGATGCATACAAAAAGAGAGGATAACAAGCCTCGAGGAAAGACTGAAAAACATTGAATACGACATCATCGACATCAAGGAGACCAATAAAATGCTAATAGACCTCCAAGCAGAAATAGCAACACTCAAAGCCTACCATAAAATCACCATGATACTCCTAACAGCCCTGATCATCCCCATAATCATCACACTCATACGCACAATATAACCCCAACCACAAAATCACACAAACAAACACAAGATCACACATGAAAGAAACACCAACCCAAAGAAAAGCATTCGAATACTACTACTCCCTTGGCGACAAAAGAAACCTGAAAAAAGTCGCTGAAAAATTCGGATACTCATATGACACAATCAGAGGATGGTCATCCAAACTCAGGTGGCGGGAGAGGATATACCAGTACGAGAAAAAACAACTCCAGGAGATAAGAAGAGCGCGTGAAGAATTATCAGAGGAGTCAAAGGAGTACTATGCTGACCTCTGGAGCAAATACCTTAAGGCTTGCAGCCTCACACTGGAGGGTTACATTGAATCCATCGAGAATGGAGGGGAAGGCCTCACCTTACAGACATCTAAGGACCTCCATAACCTTGGATTAGCAATAGCATTAGGCCTGGGGGATCCTACTGAGATACATGAACACCGTGAAA